ACGTCTAGGACTGCGCTAAGGGCATTCTTAGCTATATCTTCGTTTCCACCTACCCACATAATACGTAGGTTTGGATTCTTGCATATCTGGTACACAGCAAAATGTATTAACAGTTCTGTCTTTCCATGTCTTGGGGGGCTTAAGATAAGTAATTCTTTACCATTCTCTATAGAATCTATAATATTGTTTATCCAGTTCTTATGGAAGGTTGCTGTTTCATACCTCTTACCCAGCTCCGTACGAAAATATTTGTCGCGGAAGCTAGAAAAATTCTCTAAACTCTTTTGTGCTTCTTCTGATATTTCCCAATCAAGAGCAGCGACGGAGTTCCTGGTGTCAATTTTGTAGGCAGCTGCCATTCTAGAGACGGTAGCCGAGCTAGTCTCAAGGAGTAAAGATACCTCAGCTACACTAATGTCTCCATTAGCTAGTAACTCAGCGTATCCTTCACTTACGAAAGCTCGGTAATACTGGCCTCGTCTAACACTAGCGTAGTCGCCATCGTCAGATTTTAGTTTCCTGTTGATAGGTTTATCAACTTTATCATTATGTCGTTTGTCGGCTGCGAACTGTCGCTTCTGACAGGTGGGTGAACAAAATTTCCTTTGTTTTCCACTTAATCGCTTCCTACAGCTTTGAGCTATACATACAACATTTTGACTCATTTAACTAACTTTCTGTAGATGTTTGCGTAGTGCTAATTATATGGTACTATACTCTCAAATACAAACATCAAACACAAGTAATTTGTTACAGGTGAAGTTGCAATCGGGATGTAGAAAGCTGCTGACTGGCGAGACAGTACACTAGAAAGACAAAGGCAGTACCCAAGGACTTACGAAAGCGTTTGATTAGGCACACATTTACTAATGCCCGCTAGTGCCTAAAAAGACTGTAGCCACCTACAGTATTACAGAATTACCAGCATATATTTTTAACCTTACATACTATATATAGAGCATCAAGGTTAACACTGGGTGGTCAAACAACACTCAGTACTAAAGTTCTACAGTAGTCATACTATATATTGTATGTATGTACTGAGTGTCTTTACCTTACGGTAAAGTGACCTACCATATATAGTATCCAGTATTGATTTAATACCATATGTAGTGTATTGATATGACTATGCATACATATGGATACTATATATAAATACAGTGTTATCCGTCCAATAAATTACATTCCAGCTGTTCATTAAGTTACTTGCCTCTACTGTATTGTGCTAACAGTACAGTGAGGATAACTTAATGTTACAGACCTTTGTCGCCGAGGCTTTTGAGTGCGTCTTGGTCTGTCATACTTGTATGTCAATGCCAATCTAGTATTACCCATAGATATTCTCGTATCCTATTTTCTAAGTCCTTTCTATTTAAGTATTTTCCGTCTTGTCAGGTATGTAAGACAGAAAATTCATAGAAAGGACAAGAAAATATGGATATTAAATATACTAAATGGGTAAATACTATCGATTGTGGCATATGTCATAAAGAAGTATTTCCAGACGAAAGACACCCTATAAAAAGCTACTTCGGACCACAGAAGGGCTGGGTAACATGGAAGTCGTACCTACACGGCGACTGTGTTGCACAACCGACAGCTGGAGGCAAGCGGAACTTAATTGAACTGCATAAGGAATCTAAAACCTATATTGCACGTAAATTAAAAGAGTTGCCTAAATTAATTAAACAAGTTGATAATATTAAGCAATTATCATTATTTGAAGGTAGTGAGGGTTAATCCCTTACTATCCTTCATGAAAGGAATATATGAGAAAATATATAAATAGCTTGCATTATAGAAATGGCATAGGCCAAATCGAAGATTTGCCGCCTTTAAATAAAATAGAATATGTAATAATGTTAGTAGATTATTGGTTATGTCCATTTTATTTAAATTTGAAAGATTTATATAGTAATTATAGTGAATTATTTCTAATTAATGATATAAATATTGGTAAATATAGAAAGAATAAATAATGAATAATATCCTTTCTCGTATAACTATGTCTTTAGCTAAATATTTTCTTTCAGAGCGTGGTGTGAAAGAAAAATTTATCTATGAAAGACATAGATGATACATAATAGAAAGGATATATATTATGGCAAGTAACGTACCTTACGAGGTAATCTGTGCGCAAACAGGCGCACAACTGACTGAGTGGAGTCAAATGGCTGTCACTCATGCTTATTCAGCAACTCAAGGTAAAAGTAGACCCTACTTTTTACACCTTGATAAAACTGATGACGATGTTGCAGAGCAACTACGTATCATTGCAGATGCACAGTCTAAACTGTGGGAAATGCATGATGAAAGTCCTACATCTCTTAAAGGTAAAGAGGATGTAGAAAAACAATTAGCTATGGCTAGTACTGTTGATGCAGATTCATACAATGATGAATTGGATGATGCAGAATATAACACTATAGATTAGTGTTAATATTTATATATTACGTTCTTCTATGGGAGAACGTAATATATATAAAGTGAAAGGAAATTATGAATATTAAATTATCATTAGATGATAAGTTAGATACACTTGATGTAGAAGAACTAAAACAAGTTATTCAGTGGACACTTAATGACTTACAAGCTTGGAGTAACAATGAGCGCGTTAAAACTCATATAGGCAATCATTGTGCAATGCTTCATGAAGCAGTAAGTTATCAAATAAGCAAAGCTGTTGATAAGAAAGGAATATAATGACTAGTAAATTAGACGAGTTAGAAATTAAATTAGAACAAATAGTTTCAATACTAAGTAGCATTAGAAGAACAATGCAAAACATGAGTGAACTTGATAAAGTTATTGTAAGTAAGCTTATGGATTTAGATACAACTATAAACAATGTATACGATAGCGACATATCATGACTAAAAATGATGTGTACGTATTTGAAAATCAAGATTATAAACAACAAGATAATGTTTTAACAGTTGATTTTCATTTTGCATATGACGTAGATGTAGATGACGCTGTTGCACAAATAGATGCAATGGTTCGTCTTATACCTAATGATGGTGATATAGAATTTACATCACATAGACCAAGCATATATTGTAAGTCTATGTTAGATGTAATTGGACCAGATGATTATGCCTGAGTCATTTACATGTTGGATATGCAATAAAGTTATACACAATCAATACAGCAATAATGCAGAACCTGTATCTATTGGTGTTTGTTGTGCAAAATGTAATATTAAAGTTGTCATTCCTGCCCGGATGGAACAACTTTATAAAACCTAGACCATGTGTCCAAGCTGGCTATTTAGTTCCCCTTTATAGCCAGCGTCTAGGTTATTAAATGTACATAGCTTGTAGCAGATAAATTTTACAACAATTTTCTTTGTCTGTTACAAGCTATCTATAAAATACATAATGCCCTGTGTAAGATAGCATTGAGTATGGAAGGAGTGTTATATGCATTCCTTCCGTTACTCTCTGTGGCAGAGCAACGAAAGGAATATTATGCATGGACACTTAATTGAGGTTCAAAACAAGCCGTTAAAAAAATATCAAGTACAGATATCATATTTTAGATATCAAATATTTGATAACGTAGATGATGATGATAAAGAACTAGATATAGAAAATGGTATAGCTAATCGATACGAAGTAGAAGCTAGTTCATTAGAACAAGCAATTGCTAGAGCTATCAAAGTTGATACTGTTATTAAAGCAGAAACAATGACTAGATATCCAGGTATGTTACCTGATGAAGATGAATTTGATAGAGAAACAGTACTTAAATTTGCTGAATTTCTAGATGATAAAGGTTTGTTTCAAGATTGGATGTTAATAGAACCAACAGCTATACAAGCTAGCTTAATCGAAGACGAAGATGAGCTTAATACACTCACAGAAAATGCTGTTATTAAGCATACAAATGACATGAGTGATGAGATAGAAGATTTTCTTAGAGATACTAAGAAATAAATACAGATACGAAAGGAGCTAATCATGGCAAAAGATTGCTGGGAATTAGTAGAATCTGTATTGGGCAATAGCCGTAGAGTATTACTTTATGGCCCACCTGGTACAGGTAAAACATATAGTGCTGTTAAAACTAATACGCCAAGAGCGTATAGTAAATCAGCAGGAAAAGAGATAGATAACATCTATCAAATAACTATGACAGAAGATACTGCTAGTGCAAACTTAGAAGGTTTTTACAAACCATCTAGCACAGGTACTTTTGAATGGCATGATGGTATTGCAATACAATCATGGAAGAATGGTGGTCGTCTTATAATTAATGAGATAGACCATGCATCACCAGATGCGATGACATTCCTACATGCTATATTGGATGACCAAGAAATAGCAATGTTGACACTAAACAATGACAACAAGGAGACAGTTAGACCAGCTGAAGGCTTTCAAGTCGTAGCTACAACTAACAGTCCACCTGAGTCGTTGCCATTAGCATTAAAAGATAGGTTTCCTGTCAAAATACATGTTAACACAATACACCCTAAAGCAATGGAAGCATTCGATGATAAGTGGCATGGAGTTATTAATGACACTTCATTGATAGAAGATGCTGAGGAACGTATTTCTATACGTACTTGGGCAGAATTCTTTAGATTGCAAAATGAATCTGGTTTTACAGAATCAGATGCTGCACAGTTAGTATTTGCAGACAAAGCAGAAGAACTCATAGATGCAGTAACACTAGCTAATGCTTCATAGCAAAGCTTATCCATATCCAGAAATTGTTACTGGTGAAGACTGGGAAGTTGTAGGTACTGTTAACAACAGTCCTGCAGGTTCTACAGATAATCTCAACAGACAAATGACAGTTCCACTTGATAGAGAGTGTTCGGAATGTGGTATTAATCATAGTCGTATGATACGTAGACATGAGCTTGGTCATGCCAAGTGGAGTCCAAAGACTATGGGTAAGTTAAAGCCAGGTGTACGTGCAGAAGCAGTAGAAGTACTAGAAGAAGTAAGAATTAATCATTTACTTCATGAAAACAACTTGTCTTTATCTGAGCCAACAAAATGTTTAGATAAAATAAAACAAGAAACTATGAAACTAGTTTATGAATCAGGTATTGCAGAAATAATACTTATGGGTCTAGCTAGTAAATGGAATGTAGTTGATGAAGGAAATAAATACAATGCATCCATGGTAAATGACGAGTACTTAGTTATGAGAGACTGTTTTCATATGATTCAAGATGACATTACTGTCACTGATTATCGTAAAGAACAAATAAGATATGCACAAAGTATTATACAACAATACTTTAATAGCATTACTAGTCATAGTTATGGTAGAACTATTAGTTATCGTAAAGTACAAAAATATGCAGAACCATTAAGTTTGTTACTTGATATGTTCAGAGATAAACCTGAGCCTGAAGAAGTATATAAACCTACACCAAAACATACCGCACCTGGTATGGAAGAAGGTGGAGGTGAAGAATCTAATGAGTTAGGTGGTGGTTCTTTAGAACAACGTACTAAAGAAGATATAGCAAAAATGTTATATAGAAGTACTACTGGTATAGGTATGTGGGGTGCTATGACTATAGAAAAACCCCCATTAACTATTAATTTACAAGGACGAATTAAAGGTGGCAGAAACTATAGACCTGCAGACTTTGGTTATAATCCAAAATATATTAATAGATATTGTATAGATAGAAAGATATTCAAACAGAAAATAACAACACTTGGTGGCACAATACTTATTGATGCTTCAGGTTCAATGCAATTTTGTGGTGAAGATATTTTAGAAATTATGCAACTGTTACCTGCAGTTACTATTGCTATGTATAACGGACGTGGTACTACAGGTACATTACGTATTATTGCTAAGAATGGTAAACGAGTAGCAGATGATTACTTAAATAGACATTCTGGTTATGGCAATGTTGTAGATGGCCCAGCTTTAGAATGGCTAGGTACACAATCAGCTAAAAGAATCTGGGTATCAGACATGCATGTGTTTGGTGCTACAGGTGATATATCTGGTATTAATCTAATGTCTGATGTAAGTAAGTCTATTAAGAAATATAACATTATAAATCTTAAAAATATAGAAGAAGTAAAGGAACATGGACTTAAATTGAACATGTGATAGAGTAGTATGTAATGTAACGCTGCAAAGCGTGGCAAGGTTCCTTTCCTTTGCTTAAACATTACAGTATATAATTAGAGTAGAATAGAGTGCAAAGAGAACTTGCAACGAGGTATTTTATTCATCATGTCAACAGTGACCTATAGTGAACACTACTCTAATTATTTATGCTCTCAGGCTTTACCTCAATACTTCGTGTCCTAGTGGACACTCGTATTTCCGTTTAGCCTATCCTGCATAAATAGATTAAATCCTTGTATTTTTAATAAATGAACATATAATGACAAGTATGAAAGATATAAATGCACTGCTGCAAGAAGCAGAACAAGGTAAGAATAACTCTGTCTTTGACAGAATTACAGATGAAGCAATGCCATTTTGGCAAGGATGTATAGAACGTTTAGAATCTGGACATAACATAAAACCATATGTTGTACATAGATTGTTGCGTGAAGAATTTGGTGTGAAAATATCAGAATCAGCTATACGTAATCATTTTATGAAAGTGACAAGCGCATGAGTAAAAATAAAGAAGTAGATAAATTAATTGCCGAAGCTGAATCATCTAAGATTCAAGAACTAAAAGCAGATAATCTTAAGTTACTTAAACAATTAGACAGAGCTAAAAATAAAAAAGCTGATTTAATTGAAGCTATGTATGATGCTGTACGAATGAATGTATCTACATGGGCTAAACCTAATGTACCTAAACCTACATTAAGTAAAGCTAACAAGAACGAAGAAATTGCAGTAGCAATACTATCAGATATACAGTTAGCTAAAACAACACCAGATTATGACACAGCAATAGCAGAGAAAAGAGTTGTTGCATATGCTCATAAAATAGTGGAACTAGCAAATCTACAAAGAAATGCACACCCCGTAAATAAGTGTGCAGTGCTAGTTGCAGGTGATATTGTAGAAGGAGAGCTTATATTCCCAGGACAATCACACTTGATAGACGCAAGTCTTTATAGTCAAGTAACAATAGATGGCCCTAGAATATTGACACAGTTCTTTGATGTACTGTTAGCTAACTTTAAAGAAGTAGAAGTTACTTGGGTAATAGGTAATCACGGAAGCCTTGGCGGTAGAGCCAGAAAAGATTATCACCCAGACAGCAACAGTGACCGTATGCTAGGAAAGATAATGTCAATGATATATGATAAAGATAAAAGAATTTCTTTTCATGTACCAGACAGTACAACAGAAGACCATTGGTTTGGTATAGCAGACCTTGGTAAAGACTGTAGATTCTTTGTATGGCACGGAGATAATGTACGAGGACATAGCGGTTTTCCTTGGTATGGTTTCGGAAAGAAACTATTAGGTTGGAAAGCATTGGCATCAAGAGATTTAATGCCAGACTTTGACTATGCAATAGCTGGACACTTCCATACACCTACAACAATGTACGTAAATGATGTACGTTTATGGGTAAATGGTAGTACAGAAAGCTACAATAGTTATGCTATGGAGCAGCTAGCAAGCATGGGTAGACCATGTCAATGGCTATTATTCTGTAAACCAGGACATGGTGTAACTGCTGAATACCTTGTAAAACTGGATAAAGTATAGGTATACTACATATAGTATGTCAAATACAGTAAATGAGTCTGTTAAGAGAGTCTCTATTGAGTATGCAGGGTATGGTTCACAACCATATTTTGTAGTTAATACAGATAATGGTATTAAATTTATTCCAATAGAACATGGAGTAACTAGACTTACAGATATAGTAAATAAATAACTTTATTTATTAGCCGTTTTTTCGGAACGGCATAATAAATAAACAAAGAAAGGAATGTTATGACTAATAACAACAAACTGTTGTCCCCATTTCCACAGGAACTTGTAAAAAAAGCACCTGCTGGGAAATTTGGAGACTACGTACCACACGCTAATTATGTAGAAAGACTACGTGATAGTGAGGTAATATACTCTTGGTCGTGTGAACCTGTATATGGTACATACAACGGAGAGAAACGAATAGTCGGAGCTAAAGGTACTATAACCATAGAAGGTATGGGTAGTTATGATGGTTTCGGTGATGTTGATACCTTTAAGCTTGGCAATGCTAAGTTTAATGACGGTAACAACCTTAAAGACGCAGAATCTGATGCATTTAAGCGTGCATGTATGAGGTTCGGGTTAGGTGTAGAGCTATGGTCTGGTAGTAAACAGACAGAAGAAGAACATTCTGCAGCTAATACGACTGATAACAGTTACATACCTAAGCCTTATACAGCTGAAGATGCTGAGAAAGATGCCAAGGTAGAAGTAACTAAGGTTGATATGCGTAAGAAAGAAAATAAAATATCCGCTGAGGATAAAGCAGCACAAGCAGCCATCATGGACAGTATCTTAGGTACTGAGTTATGAGTCAGGATGTACAATTTATAGCTGAAACAGTGCAAGGTATTTGTACGAACGTAGAATCACAAGAAACATTACATAAAATTTTAGGTTCTGCAAATCAATACGCACAGTTAAAGAAGTTTGATACAGATAAAACAAGATGGACAGATGACCAACTTGATTTGTATTTTGCTTACATAGAAAAGCTAGTAGATATGCCAACAGTAGTAACTCAAGATTCTTTTGATAAAATGTCAATAGAAGAAAAGTTAAACGCTGTAGGTTTAGAAGTACAAGAACCAACTGATAAAGTGCAGCCTGCTGGAGATATGTTGGGAGGCATAGTTAGTAAAATGGAACAACAAAATAAATACAGAGATGACCTTAAGTGTCCTTTCTGTCAACAAATGGTATATGACAATAGAAACAATAAGAAGTCAGACAAAAGTCCAGACTTTGTATGTAGTACTAATGACCCTGTTACCTGTGGTGGACACAGTGGTAAATGGCGTAAGTCATGGTGGGTAGATAACTCAGATGTACCTGCAGAATGGAACTTAGATGGAGAAGTCAAACCAGCACCAAACAATGCTGGTGAAGACTTGTCACCGTTCTAATGAATAGAGC